TATCTGCTGCGTCGGGCCGAAGGCGCCCTTGTTGATGTCTCGACCCTTGGCGATGAACAGGTTGGGCGTCATCAGGTCGCCTCCCGTGAACGGGTTCTTGTTCGGGTTCGTCACCGTTCCGAGCGGGGTCTCCTGCGTGCCAGCGGCGGCTTTGTTGCCCGCGGCGAGCTTGTTCTCGTCCCAGCCGGTCTGCTGCGCAGGTGCTGGCGCGGGCGCGGGACCCCCGGCGTTCGGGCCGCCCGTCTGAATCCACGAGCCCATCTGAGGCTCCCAGACCCAGCCAGCCTGCGCCTTGTAGAACGGGTCGTTCGGGTCGGTCTTGTTGCCCATGGTCAGCCTCGCTGCGAGTTCGGGAGCCGAGCCCCACCGCTCTTCGTGCCCACCCTAGCAAGGATGGACGTCACCGTGAAGTTGCCGCCCTTTGCGACGTTCGGCGTGAACGTCAGGCGCATCTTGTAGCCCGTGCCCTGCTGGTAGGCCATCTGGAACTCGACCTGCCAGGGCGTGTTCGCCTGCTCGAGCATCGTGAAGTCGTAGTTCACCGACTGCACCTGCGTCGTCGGCCGGAGCTTCTCCCAGACCTTGAGGTCGATGTTCAGCTCGGGCGTGAAGGTGCCCTTCGTGCCTTCGGTGCCGGTGACCTGAAGATGCGTGAACCGCTGGAACCGCTGCACCCCGGCGAACCCCACCCATCCGAACTCGAGCACGAGCGGGTTCGACTCGACGCTCGCTGGGTCGACGTACCGCAGCGCCGTCGACATGCCGTTGGTGGACAGGGCGTAAAGCACGCCGCGAGCGGCGGCGGCCCCGGTGAACGGGTGGTTCACGTCATCGGCGAACGACGTGCGGTAGGTCCAGACGTTGCGCAGGTAGTCGAAGATGAACGTCTGGTCGTCGGTGACAAACCAGACCTGCGCGCGCGTCGGGTGTGTGAAGACCGCGTCGCACTGGCCGAGCAGCACCTGGGTCTGCGTTCGGAGCTTGTCTCCGAGGTCCATGCCGGTCGCGTCCTTGGCGGTCACGAGCCCGCGGCTCAGCATGCGAGGGCCGGCCGTGGTGACGTACCAGACGCCGTCCGGCACTTCGGCGATGAAGGGCGAGTCGAACCGAATACCCTCGGCGGCCTGAATGCGAACGGGGGCACCGAACCCGTTCTGGAGCCAGTTGTTGTTCGGACCCTGCCCGAAGACGACCGACAGCCCGTTCTCGGCGAAGAGCAGCAGCTTGTCATCGACGCTCGAGGCCGCGGCGATTCGCCCGGTGATGTCCGGGACCTGCCCGAATCCAGCGGCGCGGTTGAACTCGGCGGGGAAGCGGTCGGCGCGCTCCTTCGAGTAGAAGAACCCGCGGGCGTACTCGCCACCGACCGCGACGAGGCGGTTCTGGTGCTCGGTGAAGTTCTTCACGCCGGGGAGCGCGTTGTTGGACTGCGTGCCGAGGAACAGCGTCGAGCCGGGCCCGGTGTACAGGAGCTCGCTCTGCTGGAGCGCGGCGTCGGTGAGCGGCGTCACGCCGATGGGGCTGTCGCGGTAGTACACCGTGCCGCCCGCCGCGGTGCGGTACGGAATCGCCTGAACGCCGCTCTTCAACGACGTCACGAGCGTTCGGACGCCGTTGAGCGTGTACGTGGTGGCGGCGGATGCGGTGAAGGACAGTGCAGTGCTCGGCGCACTCTGCCAGCGGTTGCCTTGTCCGTCGAACCACTCATAGACGAGCACGAGTGAGTACAGGCCAGCCGAAAGCGGACCACCCACGCCCGCAATCGCTGCTGAACTCAGCTCGGGAGCGAACGTGAAGCCCTCTTCGAAGAGGTCCTGCCCATCATAGACGAGCGGGCAGCCCCCGGCGAAGTAGGTCAGGTTGGCGAACTCGATGCTGCCGATGGCGTTCGGGCTCGCGGCGAGGCGCGACGGGTACTGGAGCAGGTTGCGTTGAATGTTGGTCGGGTTCTGCCCGAGGTCAGTCACGTTCGTGATGTTCGGAGTGAACTTCGCGCACCAGAAGTAGGCTCCGAGGTCGTCGGTGGTGCTGGGCGCTCGGAGCGGGGTGCAGACTCGGTCGGCCGCGGCCGTGAGGAACGTCGGCAGCGGCGAGTCGAAGACTCGAAGCACGGGGAAGTTCGAGACCTGTGGAGAACCCGGGGCGTCGATGGACGTCTTCACCGAGCGCGCGATGTCGATGACCTGGTAGACGAACTGCTTCGTCGAGTAGTACCCGACGCCCAGCAACACGCCGGACAGCTCCGTGCCCTCGATGACGTTGCCGCGGATGTTCACGGGCTGGCTCTGCACCATGTGCTCCGCGATGATGGGTGCGACGAAGGTGCCCGATGCCATGAGCCCCGGGGACGCAGACTTCGCATCGTAGGAGAGCAGCGACACGTCGGTACCCTCCGGTGTCCCAGAGCCGTCATCGGAATCGACGATGACAGGCCACGTGCCGGGGTCTCCGTTGAAGTTCTTGATGGGGAAGCAGCGTCGAACGTTGGCCGCGAGACCGGCCTGAGCCCCTGGTCCCGCTCCCACACCTGCGACTGAGATGCTGTACCAGCGCACGGTCGTCTCGGATGCGGCGCACGTGTAGAACACGACGAAGGACTGCCCGATGCCTCCGCCACCCGTGTCGACGTACGTGTTCCCGACGTGGTTCGGCGTAGCGGGCGTCGCGGCGGCGGGCGACGCGATGAGCACCGTCGGGGCGGCCTGCGAGAACAGGAAGTGCTGAATCGCCGGAGCGCTCGACGCGGCCGAGATGCAGAACTGGTCGTTCCCAAGCGCGACGTCGAACGCCGTGTAATTGCCGACCGCCGTGTACTTCGTCATCGTCTCGGTGACGTTCTGCGTCGAGGCGGGGTCGATGAACTTGTAGCCGATGTCTCCGTCGACGAGCGCGAAGATTCGGAACTGGCCGCCGAACGCGACGACACGGGGCTCAGCGACGAAGCTTGTTCCTCGGAGTCGTCCACGACCGACCAGCGCGTCGCTGGTCTTGTGCCGAATCTGCCACGACACCTGATAGTTCGTGGTCGACGTGCCATACTGCTCGGCCCACACGAGGCACGTGTAGTCGTCCTCATCGGCTCCGCCGAGCTGCGCGGCGTCCATGCCGAGCGTGCCGGCGTTGGGGCGGCGGTTCTGGTTCCAGTCGTCGGAGAGTGAGCCCTGGGCGTCGGCGATGCTCGAGACCGCCATGCGGTGACACCGTGCCTGCTCACGCTTGCGGTTCTGCACCGACATGGCGAGGGCGAACGAGCCGCCGACCTGCTGCCGGTAGATGCCGTTGAAGGCTTCGAGCAAGAGCTCGTCCTTGTGCACCGTGAGCGAGCGGGTCTCGGGGGCGTCGGTAGACGGCGCGGTCTCGCCGGTCATCACCGTGACGGGCAGCGTCGTCATGCCGTCGACGACCTTGATGTTCGCGCGGTCGTCGAACTCGCCGTTCTCGATTCGCAGCAACTCAGGCGGCGGAATGAGCGACGCGTCGGCCGAGCCGTTCTGCCCGCCGACGAACGGAATGGGGATGTCGGTGTATCGAAGTGCCATCAGAACACCCAGATGCTGACGGTAGCGGTACTTGAAGCGACGAGCCAGAGCAATGAGCCGGAGTCTGCACCGGGAGTCTGGGCCCAGACCCGAACGTCGGCGTTCCGGTTGACGACAATGAAGCCTCGCCACCGACGACCGAGCCCGTGGGGCACGGCGACCGCCGTGGCACCGACGGCCTGCCCTTGAATGAGTCGGCCGTCGAGCAGCGGAATGCTCGCGACCACGTCGGCGAAGACCTTGATGCGGTCCTGCACGCGGTTCAGCACGTCATCTTCGCTGATGAGCTTCGAGACCGAAGGCAGTGGCATCAGAACCACCAGGGCTGATTCGAGGCACTGATGGCTTCGACGTCGACGGCATGGGCCGGTCGGGCGAGGTCTCGGCGGTCGGCGAGGTCCTGAAGCTCGCGCTCCATCTTCTCGAGCTCGAAGCGCAGGTCGTTGACGGTGTCTTCCTGCTTCATGCGCATCTGAATCGCGGTGTAGAGCACCACGTAGCGCTCCCAACCGTTCGGGAAGTTGACCGAGTCGGAGGTGAGCACGAGCGTCGTGGCCTGGGGCGCGTACCAGATGGTCCCCGTCACGCCGGAGGCCGGCGCGGGCGAGAGCACGAGGTTGGTGCCTCGGAGCATGTACTTCGTGACGTCGGCGAGGGGCTGCGTGACGAGCGCGTTGCGCTGGACGTTTCGCATGCCCATGGCGAACGACTCGAGCGTCAGAATGACGCCGCTGATGTTGAGGTCGACGCCGAGCAGCTTGTAGAAGTCGGCGGGGAGCGCGACGGTCTCAGCCCCCGAGCACGTGAACGCGCTCGAGGAGACGAGATACTTCGAGTCGTAGGCTTCGACGAGCTTCTCGTGAAGCCGCTGAACGCCTTCGTTGATGAAGGCGTCGATGCCCGTGGCAGAATCCGGGACGAATCCGGCCACGGGCATGTCGGCCCGCTCGCGACTGCGCGTGCGCAACGTGGCGAGCGTGACGGCCATCAGTCACCCACGGACGGACGAGAGGCACTGTTCTGGAACGTCGCTTCGAATGTCAGAAGGTCTCCGACCGCGAGCTCGGTGAGCGCCTCGGTGCCGGTGTTGTTGTTGACGTACACCTCGATTTGCGTGACTGGGAGGCCGTTCACCGTGGTGTTGAGCGGGCGCATCGAGTTCACGACGCGAGACAGCGCGACCGTGCCCGCGTTCGTGCCGGTCAGACCGGGCATGACGTTGGCGCGGAAGTCGAGGAGACGGCGGAACTGCCCGGTGAACGTGATGAGGTAGCGACCGAGCGCCGTGCGAGCGACGGAGGTGACGCCGAGCGCCGCGGTGATGGTCGGAGCGGAAGCTCCAGTGCCGGTGAGAACACCCTGGATGCGGGTGACGCCGCGCATGAGGCTGCGGTCGGGTGCGTAGTTTCGAGAGGCCATGTGATGTTCTCCGAGAGGAAGTGAGGCGAGCCCCGGACATCAGGGCCCGCCTCAGATGGGGTTAGCTCGAAGGCATCGCCACGGTCGCATTGAAGCCGGGCGCCGTGCAGCCGAGGTTGCCGTAGTAGCCGATGCGGCCCTCGTACGCGTCGCTCGAGGCCAGGCGGAGCATGTTCAGCCCGTCGAGGTCCAGGATGCGCGGCGCGTCACCGAGCGAGTAGAACTTCCAGGTCCGCATGTCGAGGCAGTAGCCACGGCCCGCGGGGCAGTCCTGGTCGAGGTACACGCTGATGGGGCCCTTCGGACCGTTGAGCTGAATCGTCTGGAACCCGATGTTCCCGACGCCCTCGTACTTCGTCATGGCCTTCGTGCCGAGCGAGTTCAGCACCGACTGGTAGTCGGTGTGGTTGACGATGAAGTCCTTCGGACGGGCGCCCTGGCGGTCGAGCTCCATCGCGACGCGGAGCATGCCTTCCTCGGGCACGTCGCTCGAGATGTCCATGCGCAGGCCGGCGAGGCGAACGGTGTCGTTCGGGCGGTCCGAGCTGCCGAGGAACGAGTCACCCGCCGTCGGAGCGGTCGAGGGCAGCCAGTCGGCCAGACCGAGCGCCTTGTTGCCCGTGCCCGCCACGGCGTCGCGGTCGCCGGAGGCGAACAGGAAGTCGGCCGCGGCCCAGTTCGTGCCGGCGAACGTGCCGTTCGCGAACGTCAGCACGCCGGTCTCACGGTTGACGCCCGTGATGGTGGCGGTCGCGGGGGTCGAGCGGTTCGCGGTCGAGCCGACCGTGGTCGCGGCCACGAGCACCATGCCGACTTCGAACGAGGTCACGTCGGCCGCGTTCGACAGGGTGATGGTGGCCGGGGGGCCCGCGGCGACCGAGCCAATCTGGCCGATGTTGCCGCCACGACCGCGGAACACGTTGACCGCGAGGTCCTTGGTGATGTTGTTCAGCGAGCCGCGGATTTCGTCGTCGAGGGTGCGAACGAGCGCTCCTTCGTCCGAACGAGCCGCCTCGATGGCCTCGCCATCGATTTGGTAGACCTGGTAGTTCTTCGACCGGGTCAGGTTGAAGCGCGCGTACTTCGGCGCGCTCGCGGCGGCCTGGGCGGCCGAGAACGACACGCTGCGGCCCTGCCCATCGCCGTAGCGAACGGCGAGGTAGAGGCTGTCGCCCGTGAAGTTGGTCGCCTTCGGCAGACGCATCAGGAACGGGTGGTCGGGATACACCTCGTTGAACACTCGGTCCTGGGGCCAGAGCGTCTTGAGGATGTTGGAGATGTTGGCGATGGAAGTCGACGGCATGGTGGGTCACCTGTGAGTGACCCACGATGGGGTCACTTGCGAAGGGCGCGCAGTTGCGCGGCGGCGCGGGCTTGGTAGTCCGCGTCGGTCATTGGAGTGCCGCCACCGGAACCCCCGGAGGGCGACATGGAAGACGACAACGTCGTCTGTCCGTGGGCGTCTTCGGTGCCCGGAGTCTTCGCAGGTGACTCTGAAGGGACGCTAGCCACCGGAGCGGCTGACGTCAAGGGGATGCCGTACCTTTCCGCGATTTTCTTGTGACGCGCCTCGATTTCGGCGAGCGCGATGCGGAAGTTGTCGTCGGGGTTGTCGGCCGGCAACCGCCCGGTCTTCGCGTGGAAGTCGTTGAGCAGGTCGAGCGCTTCGTTGAGCGACTCGGCGCCGAACTTCGCCGCGAACGGGAACTTCTCCTTGTCGAGGTGCTTCTGCCCCATCTCGACCAGCTTCGCGCGGGCGTCACGCACGGCGGTGGCCTGGCGCTCGGCTTCGAGCTCGGCGAGCCTCTTCTCGAGCACCGCGACCTTCGGGTCTTCGGAGGGCTTCGCCGGCTCTTCGGGCTTGGCCGCACCGGGCTGGGCCTTCATGACGGCGTCGACGACGTCCTTGTAGGAGAACCCGGCGCTCTGGAGGAACGCCATCGGGTCGCGCGACGCGACCGCACGCTGGAGCGTGACGGGGTCGATGACGCGGCCGAGCTCTTCGAAGGTCTTGAACCGGGCCTTCTCGGCCTCGAGCGCCTTCTGCGCGGTCTCGCGCTCGGCACGGAACTCGGCCTCTCGCTTGGCGAGCTTCTGGAACCAGTTCTCGGCGGCCTCGGGCGGCTTCTCTTCCTTCTTCGGTTCGGCGGGCTTGGGCTCTTCCTTCTTCGCCTCGACCTCGGGCGGCGCCTTCAGCGCAGCGACTGCGGCGGCGCGGTATTCGGCGTCGGTCTTCGGGGTGACAGCAGCGGGGGTGGTTGCGGGAGCAGGGGCAACGGTCTCAGGCATTCAGTCCTCAAGCGACGACGGGTGGAACGGCGGGTGCGACAGGGTTCTGGGGCTCGACGTTGACGTTGTTGGTGACGCTGGGGCCACCGGAGAGCGCGGTCGGGGGCAGGCCGGCCGACATCGCGGCCTGGGCCTTCATCGTGTTGGCCATCGACGCGGTCGCCGAGTCGATGAGGTCGCGAAGCATCTGGAGGCGCTCTTCCTCGACGTCGAAGACCTGCGCCTCGAGGAACGCCGCGGTCGCGCGCTGAACGACGAGCGCGATGTCGTGGTACACCTCGAGCTGTGGCATCTGCGGCTTCTTCTCGTCGAGAATCATCGACAGCATCCAGTCGATGTTGTCGAGCATCGCGTTCGCCAGCGTCATCTCGAGCTCGATGTCGGGGAAGTCGAGCAGTCGGCGGCCGGTCGACGCGTCGATGAACCCACCATCGATGAGCTCGTTCACGCGCTGGAGGCGAGCGCCCGGGTGCGTGGGCAGGCTGCTGACCGGGAACATCTGAATGACGAAGTCATCGGGGTCGATTCGAATGTCGGACCACTTGATGACCTTCGCGAACGCCCGGTTCGGCATTCGGACTTCCATGTCAGGCGCGAACTTGTCGACGAGCTTCATCGAGAGGCGCGTGAACTCGAGGAAGAACTGCTCGTCGGCCTGTGCGTCGCGGCTGAACCGCTCGCTCTCGATGTCATTGAACTCGCGGAGCGCCACGGCAGCGTCGAGGCCCGACGGCTTCTTCGAAGCGGCCGAGAGCTCGCTGATGCCGACCTCCTGAAACGCCTTCTGGTAGAGGCGGTCGACCTGCATGAACTCCTCGCCCGCGACGGCGTTCTGGTTGTCGACCATCAGGACCGAACTCGGCGGCCCCTTGGTCTTCACGATGGCGCCGAGCGAGTTGTCGATGGCGTTCTCGTCGATGGTGCCTGCCTGGGCGAAGATGCGCCCCTTGCCGCGACGCTGGAGCTGCGCCGAGATGCTCTGGATGACGCGGTTCAGTTCGACCTGAATGCCGGTCAGAATCTCGGCGATGCCCTGACCCCAGAAGCCACGCAGGCGCGGGCGGTAGCGGCGAATCACGAAGGGGAAGCAGTCGAGTTCCCACTTCTCGTCGAGCAGGATGTGCCCGTCGCGGCTGATGATGACGTGCCGGCCGTCGTTGCTGCCCTTGCTCGAAGGCAGGTGCCACGCCTCCCAGAGCTCGACGACGTCGCTGATGCCGTTGTTCGCCTTGTCGGCCGAGTCGATGGTCGCCGAGAGCACCGCGGGGTTGTTCTTGAATCGCTCCATCACCACGTCGCGGTCGGCGATGTAGCGGTGGAGCATCTGGCGGGGCTTCTTGTTGATGCCGTCCGCGTCGTCGACGAACAGGTCGTCGATGAACACGGGCTCGCAGCACACCTCGCCCTTCTCGCCGCGTTCGCGCTCGACCCACACCTTGAGGGCGCCGGTGCCGAACGTGTAGGCGCTCAGGCGAACGTCCTTCACCTTCTCGTGAATCTTCGTCTCGTAGAACAGGCCCTGGGTCCAGAGGTTGGCCATGCGGGCGCGCTGACGGCCCTTCCACGAGCCACCGCTGGTGAGGAACGTGGGGCGCGGGCGCTGCTTCCCGATTTTGCTGTCGAGCGTCTCGATGCACGTCGCGACGACGTTGAAGCGAATGTTGTTCGGCACGCCGCGGCCGACCCAGCTCGCCGAGCGCGAGTAGTCTCGAGCGCCGAACGACGCGATGTCGACGTTGCCGTACAGGCGCGCGTGCACGAGGTTGCGCTGGTTGCGCTGCGTGGCCTGGCTCTTCAGGTTCGACACGACCTCGGAGAGCGCACTCCCTCGAGCGTCGCTGGTCTTCTGCGCCCACCACTTCCCAGACCCGGGCGTCTTCGGCTCGCCGGGCTTCCACTCCGAGAACTGCGTGTAGTCGACGCTCATCGGGCCCTCCGAGCCAGCTCGGCGTCAACTTCCGCACGGAGCTTCTGGTCGGTGAAATCGCGCTTCTTGTCTTCGAGGTCGAGGAGAATCGCGTACTCGACGCAGGTCTTCGCGAGCGGCGTTCCGGGCTGCTTGTTCGCGGTGCCGGCGTCGCACGCCTTGGTGATGATGTCCTTCAGGCGCTGCGAACGGGCGGTGTGCTTGCCCGTCTTGCGAGCGAACCACACAGAGCCAGCAGCGGCGAGGAGGGAGACGACGGCGGCGATGTGGTCGATGAGGTTTTCCATGTCAGCGCTCCACGACTTGAATGGTTGCATCACCGATGGCTGGTGCCGTTGTTCCTGTGCCGCCCACGAAAATCCACGTCAGGCATGAGCCGTTGTAGAGACGCGGCGAAATCTCCGGCACATAGACGACGGGCGTGTTGGCCACCGACACACCCACTGTCGCGATGGGTCGGTAGAGGATGAGCGACACGCTGCCCGTGACGAGCGAGGTGCCCAGCGTCACATTGCCCAACGTCTTGATGCCCGTGTCGCCCGCGTTGAGGTTGAAGCGCGTCAAGTTGCCGATGACGGGCGTCGCCGGAACCATGTAGCCCGCGAGATTGAACAGCGTGGCCGTGCGGTTGCCGAGGCCACTGCTGCTCTCATAGTTGGCCGTGCTGTTGTTGATGACGGCCGCGTTCGTGTTGGCCGCCGTCGAGTAGATGGCCAACTGCACGCCCTCGCCATTGCTCGTGCCGTTGACGTCGCGCGCGGGAAGTACGCCGGCGTCAGCCACCTGCACCGTCGTCGTGGTGACGACGTGGCCCGTCGAGTACCAGAGGACGTCGACCAGCTGGTACGGCCCGACGGCCTGTGCCGTCACCGTCGCGCTCTTCAGGTAGAGGCTGCCGCTGCTGGCGTTGGTGAAGAGAGGCGAGCCGAGCGCCAGAGCGCCGCCGCTGCCTGCCGTGCCGACGACGGAGCAGTTGGTGGTGATGCCGTTGAGGCCGGGCGTGCCGAGCGAGTACGCACCGGGGCTGCCAGTATCCTTGCCGCCCCAGTAGCCATAGGCCGCCGCGTC